ACTATCTGCTGTAAAATCTACACTTTTTACAAATGTATCAGCACGAACGTTTTCCATCATTTCGTTAAGATCGTCAATGGCGTTTGTTACATATGTAGTACTGGTCCAGCCAGTGTATGCTCCTGGCGAGACTAGACTAGAATCTGTTGGTGTTCCTAGTTCAACACTCATGCCATTTATAGCACCAACACTACCGCTTACTTGACTATCTACATATGCTTTAGTTGCTGCATCTTGAGCTGATGATGGGTCTTGTACATTGTGTATTTGATTACTACCAAAATCACCAGCAGCTCTTACTTCTAGGACCCCGGAACCATTTGGTTCAACAACAACATTTGTATTTGTTTCAAATGTAGTGATTTTATTGTCGTACATACGAATATCATCAATAGTAATACTACTATTAAGGACTTGCAGGTTACCGCCAATAATTGCATCGCCGGTTGTTTCTAATTGCACCGAAGGAGTTGTAGTTCCAATGCCAATACGACCATTGGCATAATCTATCGCAAGTGTGTTGGTGTTAAAGGCTAAGTCGCTATCACGTTCTAGATTTGATTTTAGGGCTTTACCCCCAATACGACTAATAGCCATACCAGTACACTCCGCTATTTTGCGCTCACCTACTAACGTCTGAGGTGACAAGGTTTGTTAAAGTTATTTATGAGTGTTAGTTACTGTCGTATCCGTGAATGATAGTAATTGTTTCGCTATCGCCCGGAGGACTTGTAAATGTGATAGTAGTGCCACTTAGTGTGTAAGCACTTGCTGGATTCTGGTAAACGTTACCAACTGCAACAACAATACGCTGTGTTTGATCACTTTCAACGCTGGTGCTCATGGTATATGCTATAGTTGATCCATCACCTGTGAAACTATCCTGTGTTACAGTAACAACACCTGTAGTTGATAGTTGCTGAAATGCAGTACCATTGTAAACTTCTAGTTTACCTTCATCTGTGTTAAAACGAATATCACCTGTATCTGGATCACTTGGACGATCTGCAGTTCCGCCGGACGGTGTACCTGTTGCACCAATTTCTTCTAGTTTTAGTGTATTGCCGCCATCAAAACTACTTTTGTTTTTTACAAAACCTGCCATTAGATATCTACCGAACTGATTGTAGGGAAAATGCTACTGCCTGCACTTGCTGTACACTGTATTGTGTCACCGTTGCTGAGTACAAGTTTTTCAGTGTTAATAACATAAGAGTCAGCAGGATCAATTGTGATTGTTTTTACAATCTGATTTGTGTTAGCAATACTATCGCCACTTTGCACAACATGTACGTTCAATGTTCTTGATGCAACATTGTCGTTCATAAAGAACATACAAGTGATAGCAGTTGTACCGCTGCTTGTGTAAACTGTTGTTGCACCTGTTCCTATAGCGCCTGCTTGGGTAATAGCCATTTGTTACTTCCTTTAAAAAATTAATCCATACACGATAGCTTTTGATTTGCTTACTAATTCGTCACTGGTACTGCCGTCAACAAAATACACACCAGTTCCACCTCCTGCTGCAGTGTCTGCATACAACAGTGTTGCACCTGTTGCACTTGCTGGTGCACTTGCTAGATCATTTAGTTTTAGCGCACTTGCTATTGTTACTCTGCCTGTACCATTTGGTACCAACTGAATGTCTTCGTTGCTTTGCGCACTAACAATGTTAAAACTGTTTAGGTCAAGGTCGCCACCAAGTTGTGGTGATGTGTCTTGTACAACTGCAGTTAATCCTGCACCAACACCTGTTAGAATACTAGCATATGTGCTGCCGTTGTCTGTGCTTACTTGGAAGGTGTCTGTAACTTCGTCAAAAACAATAAATGCGTTGTCTGCACTGCCACGGTCTATTTCAAGTCCGCTGTACTGCCCTGTTACACCTGCGCCACTTTCGCCATCGTTGAGTACAATTACTCTGTCTTTGATTTCAGTATTAGTAGCACTGATAGTTGTTGTTGTACCAGTTACAGTTAAATTTGCACTAATGGTAGTATCACTTGCAAGTGTTATACCGCCAGTTGCGCTTATGTTATATGCACCAGTGATTCTTTCAGTTTTTGCCATTAGAGATCCATCATTCTGTTGTATTATTTATCATAGTCTCAAACTGTGCTAATGTCATTGTTTCAAAGTTTTTGTGTCTAGTCCACTGCTCTGGAGTATATCCACACAACGGATTAACATGTATAAAACGTTGACTGCTATATTCTAGTATGATTTGATCTATTTGACTGACCCAGTTAGTGTGAGGAGTTGCTGCACTGTCGCTGGTTTTGTAGTGTTTTGTGTCAGCGTATATGTTGTTTAACTGTTTATTGTCACTGATTAGATCCATACCTATTAAAAAAATATAAGCATGCCCGTTCATTGCTGCTATTGTAGCAGCAACAGGTCCGCTGCTCCATCCTGCATTTTTTTGTATTAGCATTGCATTTTTGGTGAGTAACGCATTGCTTCTTGTGTGTACAGTGTGTCCTTTGTTTTGTAGTTCCAAACTTATTTCTTTGTCAACTGCAACACACACATCATATGACATGTCTTCGGCCGCACGGTTGCACACATACAAACCACCTATGTTTTTCAAATGCACAGGATCTACTTGTTTGCGTGTTTTTCCGTTTCCTAATACAAATCCAAATTGTTTCATGTCAATAAAAAAGGCTACAGTAAATTATACTGTAGCCTTTATTAAAAGTCAATGACTATTATGCTAGAGGAATGCTGACTGATACGCCGCTTACTTCGCTACCACTGGCAACCCATAATGCACGTTGTCCACTTGTGAACTGTACGCCATCGTTTGGTACTAGTGTAACATAACGTGAAGTAATCTTACTTACATAGTAAGTACCTGCATCACTGTCAGTTGCTGTAAGTTGGCACTGTAGATTGCCTGCTATAGCTGCCGCAACTAGCAAGCAATCAGCTGTTCCATCAGCATTTGTAATCTTAAATGTTGTTGAACCCTTTTGAGCTGTAGCATAGCCTGATTTAGCACTACCACCACTGGTATTGGTGTTTGCTGAGAATTGGATCTGTGTACTACCGCTAAGGGCTGTATCACCAATTGTACCACTTGTATTTGCTGCTGCTACTTTTAAATTGCCGTCTACTGTTTCGGCAAGTTTCATTGGTCTACCCATTTTGTTTCTCCTTGTTGGGCCGTTCTAGGGCTACGGGGTTGGTTTTCCCCATAAACACTAATTTATAGTGCTAAGTATTTATTCAATGTCATTGTTAAAATTCAATTACAAAAATCATGTTTGGGGTATTGTACGCAACCAAAAGTGTGCTAGTACCAGTATACTAAGTTACATCGCACAAGTGTTATGGGATGCAGATCCTAATGAATTACAAGCCTACAACACATTTAACAAAAATGCACCAGGCGTATACATCAAGTCACCTAATTTTGAAGATTATAAAACAGAACTTGCTGAATGTGATACACGCATTGCAATTTGGCGAGATCCAGTTGAAAAGTTTGTAAGTGGTTTTTATCATACAATGTTTAGTCCGTCAAAAGCTCAAGATGGACTGTGGCAAGGCCCTCATACACTGGATGAATTTATAGAAAACTTTAATTATTATTATGCAGAATCTGAAAATGTAAGAGATCATTGTAGCACCAACAGTGCAAGACTAGGACCTGATCCTAGTTTTTACACAGATGTTTACAACTACAAAGACAATAACATGATTGCTAAGTTGTTAGGCGCTCATACTGTGGTAAATTTACGAGAATCAAAACCTAAACCCAAACTTACTAGTGAGCAACATAGACGTATATCAATTATACAAGCAGAAGATTACACCAACGGATGGTCATAAAAAAGGGAGGCACGAAGCCTCCCTTTCTCAACTTATGAGTAAGTTATTAGCTGAAGCTAATGTTGCTCATTGCAACCTCACCTACATAGTCGCCAGCGTTGCCTAGTGAACTTGCAGTGTTTGAAAGTTCAACATAGCCATAACGTGTCATGAATGACACTACTGGTTCAAATGTTGATGGGTCTAGTACTGTGCCACTGCTCATTAGTGGAACGTATGGGCAGTAGAATGCTGCTGCGTCTGTTTCACTAGAACCTTTGTAGCCAACTAGTACTGCAGTACTGTCTGCTGCATATGAATCTACATAAATGCGCATTGCGCCGTTTAGTGTACCAACGAACTTAGTGTTTGTTGGAGCTTCAAATGCACCTTCTGTAGTGCGAGCAAATGCACTTGTGCTTGCGCTCTGAAGAACTGTTAGTGCTTCTGGGCTAACAACTGCATAGTTACCTGCGCCACGACGTGTACGTTGTGCAATTTTGTTTGCTGTACGGTTGATTAGAACTGCAAGAGCTGCATGCTCATCACCAACGTATGTAGCTGTACCACTTACTGCTGCTTGGTTGAAAGTTTCTTCAGTTGCTGCTAGTGAACGTAGTGAACCTAGAACTTCCTGATCAATTTCTGCAGTAATTTCTTGTGCTAGAGCTGCCATGATTTCAGCTTCAACATCAATACCGTGCATTGATTCTGCATCTTGTGCAGCTTCAAATGTCCAGCGAGCTTGTAGCTTGCGTGTTTTTGCTTCTACAGGCTGCTTTAGGATCTGGATGCTGATCTGTGATCCGCCAGTACCTTCTTTTGCTGCAGTTGTATCAGCACGACCTGTTGAGGTTGAACCTGAATATGCTGTAGCAATTTTGAATGGTGAAAGTGCTTCGTCACCAGCTGTTGTGCTTGTGTCAAATGGTGCACTTGCACTTGAAGTTACACTGTCTGCATAGCGAACGCGAAGTGTGTGGATCTGACCCACTGGACCTTGCATTGGCTGCACACCAACGATTTCGTTAGCGATAACAGTTGGCATAACACGTCTGATCACTGGAAGGATCACACGGTTAAGTGTTGCGATGTTACCTGATGCAGAAGCGCCTGTTGATGCGGCCTCTTTCAAGTACTTGCGTGTATTCTCTAGAATCACGCCCATTGAAGAACGACGGTTACCTTCTAGACCCTCAAGTAGTGCGTCTTTGGTTTCGTCCCAACGGCTTTCTAATAGTACGTCTGACATTTATAGTCCCCTTGTTGTACTCATTTAAGCCCTGCTAACGCACGAAGTTGGATAATGTTACCATCATCTCTACTTTCTGCTGCAGGTTTTTTAGTTTGTTTATCACCAGTTACTTCTTTGATGCTTTCGTTGATGACAGGCTTATCTTCTGTCTTTGATTCTTTGACAATTTGCTTTCCATCAAGTACTGCTGGTAGATAACGTTCGAAAGCGCCTTTTAACTTTGCAGTTTGTACACTTTCTAATAGATCACGCATAATTGCGCTTTTCTCTTTGTTAAGTGGCTTTAGAAGTGATTCCATTGCATCCTTGCGAGCTGCGCTCTCAGTGATTGCACGGATTTCTTTTTCTTTGCTCTCAACAATTTGATTCTTTTCAGCAACTTCTACTTTTGCTTCGTCCAACTGCTTTTCAACTTCAGCAATCTTAGACTGTAGGTCTTTGATTTCCTGATTTTCATTTAGCATGCTTGAACTAAACTCTGTAGAAAATGCTTCAAAAATCTTTCTACCGAAGTTGTTTTGTTTAGCAACTTCGATGTCCTCTTTTAATTGACCGATTTCTGACTTAAGATGTTTGGTTACTGCTTCTTCTAGTACTGCACTAGACTTCTCAACAAAGTTCTTCTTTAGGTCTGCGAAACGCTCACGTGCTTCTTTGACTAAACGAACTTTTGTTTCAACAACGTCTTGACGATCTGCTTGGAACTCTTGAATTTCTTCTGCGAGTTGACCAACTACAAACTGCTCCAATTTTGCAATTGTATCTGCTTGTGTTGCACGATCTTTGTGTAGTTCTTTAATTTCTTCAGACAGTGTTTTAACCATAAACTGGTCAAAAGTGCCTGTTGATTCTGACATCTTAGCAACAAAACGAGCACGGTCTTCTGCAAGAGCTTTCTTCTCTTCAGCAATTTGTGCTAGTTCTTCGCTTAGACTTTCAGTTACCATACGATCTAAAGCCTCAACCATTGTGGACTTATCATGTTCGTATCTACGTGCAAACTCTTCACGAAGTTCAGCAGTTACAGATTCACGAGTTTCGTTCATCTTTGCGTCCCATGCTTCTTGAATTTCGTTGCGAGTTGACTCGTTGACAAGATCACTATCCAGTAAAGGTTTTAGAGCATCTAGCATTATGATCTCCTAGATCTTTAGATCCTTGATAAGACGAAGTACTTCGTCCTTCAAGTATTTTTGCACTCGAGCATTGCCGCTTGATTCGCGGGCCATCTCAAGCACTGAATGGCCATGACGCATATTCAACAAGCCTTCATAAATGGCTGTAGGATACGCATTTGGCGCACTTGGTTGTGCCACAACATCTACTGTGACAATTTCAAAATCAGATACATGACCAGTTGATTCTGCAACGTTACCGCTGCCTCTACTGCTGACACCTAACTTTACTCCACTATCCAACATGGTTTTAACTAGGTTACCCATTGGAGTTGGAAGAATTTTTAGTTTTCCATAACCGTTTGGACCATCCATCCACATGCTCTCAATCATGTGACTCACACGATCAAGGTTAATTTTTAAATCATCCGGATGATCAACTTCGCCTAAGACACTATTGCCGTTGCTTATTTGTTCATTAAGATCATTTACGGCATCGGAAATCTCAGAGACAGGGTAAACACGTTGGTTTGCGTTTTTAACCCCGCCCTGTATACAAATGCCTTTCATGTAGAGATCCTTACCGTCATTGGCACTCTCAAGTACTACTTGAGCTTGATCAAATGTAAGGTTTTCTCTTAGGTAGTTCATAAAAGGTTACCTTAGACTTTTTTCATGTCTGGCTTGGTTGTGCCGCCCATGTCTTGTGCTTTTGGTGCTGGTGCACCTTTTTCTTCGCCAGTTGGGTCAACTGCTTTGCCGCCCATGTCATTTTTGCTTGCAACTGGACCGCTTGCGCCGTCGCCTTGCTCGCTTGTGACTGGTGCTGGAGCTTTTTCTGCGTATTCGCGAACCATGTCAGCTTCCATTGCTTCCATTTCTTCGCCTTCTTCTTCGTCGCCCATTTCAGCGTCCATTTCAGCGTCCATGTCCATATCCATGTCCATTTCGCCTTCATCGTCGCCTTCTTCGTCGCCCATTAGCTTTTCAAATTCTGCTTTGAGTTCATCTAGAGCATCTTCTAGATCAACTACACGGTCTTCTATGTCTTCGTCTGCATCATCTTCTTCTGCAACGTCTAGA